TAGATACACCGTAATCTAAACGATTATCAGCGTTTGGTTTATTAGTTACATCTTTTATATATACCCAAACACTATCAAAATTTTGACCTATCATCTCAACAAATAATTCAAATTGAGCATTATTTGGGTCATCAAGCAGATATGAAGGTATAGCACCTATCAAAGCGTTATTATTTCCAGAATCAAAATTAGTAGCAACTACTGATTGTGAATTAAAAAATGTTAAGCCAGCAGAAGATGTTGTTACAGCATTTATGTAAGGAGGGATTGAATTTATTTTAGGCCAAGATGTACTCCCAGATTCATAATATAAATAATACTCATAACCATCAAAATTAGTTATAATATCGTTAATTTTATTTAACCATACATTATTACTAGCAGATATGTAAGTACTAGTAGTACTAGGTCCAGCTATACTAGCACTATATTGATATTGTTCTAGTAAAGATAATTTATAGTAAAAATTCTCTAAACGAGTTTGAGCTGATGAGAAAAATACAAACTGAGAATAATCTGAGTAGTTGATATTTATTTCTATTCCTTTTTCGGCTAGAAGACTATTGATTTGGTATTGTAAACTTCCTGTACCTAAAGTTGAAGTATTAGTTGTTAAAGAAGTATAACTAGCATAATCAGTAGAGTTATTAATTTGGTCTTTAAGGGCTATATTTAAATTGGGTCCCTTTAAAGGTATATTATTGCTAATAATATCAAATATCTGCGTTATATTGATATTATATGCGCGAGATACAGCAATAGACTCTATTACCCAACATTGAGAATTTATATCAAACTCAGCAGGTAATGGATCATATAATTTTATTAATACTGTAGGACTAGCAGGATTAGTAGTATCTAATAAAATATTATTAGCTATAATTAATTTATTGTTTCCAAAATTAATATAAAAATCAATAAATACTCCAGTATTAAGATTTCTATAATTTATAAATTCATTTGTGCTTGATATAACATCAGACGCTGGAATAGCAGTAGTATTTAGTCTAATCTCAGTTCTGTTAGGGCTAATTTGACTAATATAATAAGTATTAGTTGAGTTAGAAGCTAATCTTCTTTTAAAGAAATTATATAAAGTATTATAATTACCTTCTAAATATCCTTGAAGTTTTAGATCATTTTCAGGATCAATAATAACATTATTATTTATTAAACTATAATTAGGATAACCAACAACATTTGAATATAGTTCAGTATTATTTAAATCAAATATAAAATATTCAAGGTAATCATTGTTAGGATCAAAATTATCATATACATCCGTTACTGACATGAGGTCAGTATCACTAGGTGAATATTCTTGTAATTCAAATGTAATTGGATCTAATTGTTGTATATTAACTATTTCAGCCATTTGTTATTTTGTATTTGTTAGGTTTACTACTATTTGTTGTAAATCTAAATTCTCTTGTCTTAAACTATTTATTTCTTCAATTAATGATTGCGTAAGATCATCTGTTACTGTATTTGTTCCTATATAATCTGAACTTGTTTTTATAAGATATGAATGAGAATTTATATCTCCAAATTTAGGTATAATATAAAATAATTGTTGATAGTATTCAAAAAACTGCTGTACTGAGATAGTAGGTGTTGTTATGCTAGATGTGACTGGTTGTGTTAATTGAGTAAAAGAAGTATCAATTACTTTTTGGTATTGATTTTTATCAAATAATTGTTTTACTAAGTTAATTTGTTCAGCCATTTTATCCATTTATTATCTTAAAATAATAATTATTATCATAAACAATAGTTGTACTACCTATAGTAGTTTTAATTAATATTTGATAATATCTTTCAGGTTGCAAACCATTCATATAAATATCAAAATAACTACTAGTATCATCAGCGTTAAGTATAGTAAAATTATCATCAAAATCAATTATATATTCATTAGTATCTAAATCTTTAATAGCATAATATGACTCTTCAGGTAAATAATAATTAGTAGTATAAAGTGAAGCAGTTTGCCATACTCTTACAGGATATTCAGGTCTAGCGTTTATCCTAAATCTATTGACGCTGTCTAGGTAGAATATACCCGGATTTTCAGCTAATGTAATAGTAGCGGGTAATGTATTTAGTATAGTTTGAGTAGATGACCCAGTATCAAAGACATGGTCATTCCATTTAAATTCTAAACATGGAGGATATATAGTATGAGTATCTACTGAAAAGAATTTAAGTTCTGGTTGGATATTTTCATTTGGTACCCATTCAGTTTGTTGTTTAAGAATTAAACCATCCCATGAAATAGAACCAGTATACCAAGCTAAAACGATATTAGATATATTCATATTAATATCTTTATCACTAGCATAATTAAATACTTGAGACTGAGATATAGGGTATGTATTAGAATTAAACCAACCTACTGAGGACCCAGTCCACCAATTACCTCCACCAGGTAAAGCATAATTTGTATTATATGATCCTGTAGTGAAATCTTTATAAGAATTTATTTGCCATTTCACTGAGCCAGAATAGTCTAACCATACCCAACTTACGCCATTTGTTACTTCAGGTTCATCTAAATATTTACCAGTTCCCATTCCCCAAATTCCATATATTGGGTAACATTCTAATGTAGTATTTAAGTTTAATCCTGTTTCTGTAGCTATAAAACATCTTAAATTAGATTGCCATAATGTAGTATCTGATAGGTATTTTATTGAAGGTATAATTTTATTATCTATAATATCTGTAATTTCATGTTCATTAAATTGTATAAGAAATCTACTAACTTGAGGGTTAGGTTGATTTGGGGCGAATGTAGTCAATGTTGATTCTATAATTTCATCTAATCCCGTATTCATATTAGGGAATAGAGAATATATTGTAGCGTCTTGTGTTGGGAATATTTTATATACAGCCATGGTTTAATATTATAATGGTACTACTCTACCAAGAATATCTTGGTTTGGATATTTAACTTCAAATATAGATGGATCAAGTGAAGGATAAACCACATTATTTGATGTAGCGGCGCTAATATCATAAGCATAAGGGCTATATCCTAGATTTTCACCAACTAAATTTGTAATTGTGATTGTTTTTACTGTTTGTACTCCGTCTATTTTATCTAATAAAATATATAAATCTCTTAAAAGAATAGGTTGATTAATTGACCATTTGTCAATAGCAAAATAATCTTGAAGAGCTGCTATACATTTAGTTAAAACATCGTTATTGTTATAATTAGGTAATACTATAATATCAAAATTTACTCCGATATTAATAATAAAACCATCTTTAACATTAACTGCATCTCCAATCATTCTATACTGGGATAAATATGTTATTGTATTTTGTTTTAAGGCATTTGAAGTTGTTCTTAATGTTTTATTAGCATTATAACTTAAAATATATAAATCTAATATTGAATTAGATTCACCTTCAGACATTATGCTACGTTTAGTAGGCTCAATATATGCTTTAGATATAACACCATATTTAGCAGGCATCGATAATGCTCGTACTAGATAATCATCTTGAGTTACATTACGTAGTTGAGATGAAAAGTTAGCCATAGCGTTTTGTCTAATTTCATCTACTGTGTCTCCATCCCCACCACCATCAGCTGCTTCAAGATTAGTAACAGCTAATGACGCAAATATAGTATTTGCAGTTGTCGCGTTTAATCCAGTATTAAGAAATTTAGGTGTTGAAACTAATATATTTAATGTATTAGAAGGAGCGTTTGATTCAACTCCACCTCCTGTTAAATATCTGATAGTTAAAGTAGTATTTGACGGAGCAATACCATAAGTATCTGTAAATAAGAAATTAGATGGCGAATATGCTGTTGTTAGTTTTGACTTTTCAAATGGTAAACCTATACCTACATTATTTGGGTTAGGTGTAATTTCTTCATCATTATTATTTACCGTCCCAGCACCAAATTGTATTTGTAATGATCCTGAATCTAGGAAACGAGTAGCAAATCTGTATTGGGTTTTTTCTAATTTTAGTAAATAAGGAGCATTACCTTGATCAGCATAAAAATTAGGATCATTAGGGTTAGTATTTTTTATAGGTTTATAGATCATTTCTTGACCTAAATAATCTACTTCATTCCATGTATTTCCTTGGCTATCAGTGACATCTAATATACTAATGATTTTAGAACTATTTATTGTTCTAGTATCAAATTTTATAGGAGACCCAAAACTAATAGTTGTAGTATTGATAGTTGCGGATATTGCTTTCCTATCTTTTTTTAATAAAAAATATGTTGGATTACCACCTGATGTTGAATATACTGTCACTTCAGTAGGATCACTTGATGATGATACTGAAAAATCAACTGGGTCTTCTATAAGAAATGGTTGAATATTATTTAAAGTTGAAGTAATTGAAGCATTTGCTGGTATAAATAAAGCATAAGTATAATCAGGAATATAAATACTTCCAGATAATACTGCTGGTACTTGTTGATAAAAAGTAATATTAGTAGTAGCTACTTGAGTAACATTTGGTTTATATCCAAACATATAAGCTAATTCAAATAAGTTATTTGTCTGGCGAGCGTATTGTAAATAATTTTCTTGAAATTGATTATCTAAATAAAAAGATAAAACATCACCAACATACGCCGCCATTTCCATAAATAACATACCTGGAGATGTTGGGGTGAAGTCATTGTATGTAGTAGGGAAATATGTTTTAGCATAATCTATTAAACTAGCCCTTAACTCAGTGAAGTCTTTATTTATATAGGTTATATTTTTTGCTGTGTTAGTAGTAGCCATTATTGAAATGCGATTTGTAATTGATCTGTTATACCTGTGTCTTTTATATTATACTTTATAGTTACTGTTATTTCATTATAATCCGGATTAGATAAAATATCTATTGATAATATTATAACATTAGGAAAATAGGATGATATTTGGGATTGTATATATTCTTCGAGTCCTTCTAAAGTTCCATTTGTAATTTGTTCAAAAATAAATGATCTTAAACCAGCTCCAAAATTTGGATTTAAATATCTTTCAAATTGGTCTGTTAGAAAAAAATTAAGTAAATTATTTTTAATAGCATCTTTAGTAGTATATGTAGAATAAAATGTAGCCGGAGCGTTAAAAGGGATAGACACCCCAACCGCAGTTCCCGGTTTGGTGTCAATTGGAAATATTTTTTTAGGTCCGAATGCCATTATTTACTCATTAATCCCATTATTTGATCTAAACCTAACTCACCAGCAGGTAAAGCACCATTTATAGTATCCGCACCAGGTGTTGGTCTAAAAGGTATGTTATTCGTATTAGCTGGTTTCCCAAACTGCATGTCTACAAGAATATTACCGAACATAGCTTTACGTTCAGCTGGTGTTAAAGTTTTAGTGGGGGATGTTGGAGCAGTATAACTATTACCAACAGCATTATTACTTTCAGTAACTATTGTTGCCTTAGGTGCTCTAACAGCTTCTAATAAAATTTCACGTAATTCTTCTTGAATTACTTCTCTTACTGCTTCTTTGATTATTTTTTTAAAGTTTTTAGCGTCCATCGTATTATAAATATTAAAATTAATAAGCTTTTAAATTATCTCTATCAATAATTAATTTAAGTTCGTTTGTTAATAATTGTGGTTCGTTTGTAAATGATAATTCAGTTTCAATTAAAATTATACCACTTTGATTTTTACCCACTGCTCTATAACGGTTTACAGTAGGAGTATATGGTATTGTTTCTATCTCAATAACAAATCCTTTATAAGTCACTTGATTTTGAGTTTGTTCAGATTGTGTTTGTAATATAGCTATTTTTATTAAATCTGGGTTTATTGGGATTAAAGTATTATTAGGTGTGCATTGTTTTAGTTTAATATCTAAAGCAGAGAGTATAGCAACTATCTGTTGTATATACCCATTTACTATAGATATGGATAAGGCCGCTGATGATATAGCGCCAGTTACTTTAGATAATCTAGGTTCACCTTTGTCATCAAATAATAATTTATTTATAGTGTCTTCTAAATCACTTAAAGAAGATGTCACAACTCCTGGTACTCCTGGGGGGGATGGTATTATTTTTGAAGCTAATGAAATAGCTAATTTGGTTGTTTTTAAAGCAGTAATTATTAATTCAGATACACTTAAAAATGTAGATAAACCTGTAATTGCTTTAGTTAAAATATTTAATTGTGTACCAATAGTATTTAATGATGTTACTAAACCATTTCGAATAGTAATAATCTTTCGGATAGTGGGACTGTTTGGGTTAGGACAACCACTAGCAAATACTGTTTTTAATATAGAAGGTATTTGTTTAGGAAGTTCAGAAAATGAAAATGATCCAAAATTTGTTAATTGAGAATGTAAATTATCTTCAATAGCTTGAACAGCTATAGGTATTGCTTCTTTTTTAGCAGTTAAGGCACCTATTTGTACATCTAATCCTTTAACACCATTTTTTCGTTTAGTATCTAAAGTATTAATTTGATCTTGAATTTTTTGTTGTTCTACTGTTGATTTTTCTTTCGCTTTGGTTATTTCATTTTCTACTATTTCAGTAATAAATTGCTTTACCATATCGATAGCAATAGGCATAAGTGAAACTATAATTTTTTTACCTAGATTAGTTATAGCAATACTTAATTTAGCACTCCCTTGAGGCTTTTGTTCTCCAGGAGTTGCATTTTGAATAGCGGTAGTGTTAACATCTGTTATTTTTCCTTGAGATGATAGACGCTGAGCGGCTTCTTGGGCTCTTTGAGTATCTATTTGTTGAGGTGTTATCATTATGCTGTTTTAACGTATTTTGATTTTATATTATCTAAATTTATATCTAATTGAGATAATGTAACTGATAACTGAGATGCTGCTGCGTTTAAAGGACCTACTGGTACTCCAGGGGCTGTTCCTACAACTGTACTGCAAATATCTGTAAATGCTTTTAAGTTTTGAACTAAAGTATGTAATAAATTAACTGTTGAATTGCCTAATAATACAGGTTCAGTAGCATCTTTAGATCCTAAATATACTTCATTTGATTGAATTATAGTTGTTGGAGCATCGATATTTACAGAAGTTATAGCATTTAAGTTTATTGTTTTTTTAGAACTTAATAAAATATGATCATTAGTACTATTAAATATTAATCTGCCTGAGTTTAGTATAATTTGGTTATTTGAATATTGGTTAGGTAATGTAGGGGAGTTATTTTTATAACTAGTATAACTTGTAGATGAGGCTTCTAAAGGTATTTGTTGAGTACTTGTGGTATAAATAGAAGATATATCTTTATTTATATTTTCAACAATAGGTATCCAACCTTCATTATTAGCATCTATTAGTTGTCCATTTCTTAAAATAATAATAGGGTCACCATTATTACCTGTAGTTGACCAGTTGTTAGGTTGATCTTTAACAGTTGAACCCAATCTTAAACTATTACCCCATCTGCCTTCATATATTGTGTCGCCTTCAAAAGGTAAAAGCGGGTGAATATTAGAACGTTCTTTAAATGTATTACCTAAATATATTTCAGTAGATCCATCTGTTACTTTTCTTACACTACCCGCTGATGTTTGTTGGTAATCTTTTTGTTGAGCAGGAAGTGGGTTTGTTGGGTTTGAAGGATAAGCATTGTGGTGTGGATGATTCCATAATGCTACTGGGGAAATATAGTATGATTTAGAAGCAGAAGTTAATTCTCCTATATTATTATCTGGTAGAGTGATTAAAAATACTATTTCATTTATTAAAGGAAAATTCTTAGAATTAGAATTTAGTGGAGAAGCTGTTGAATAAGATGGACTATCAAGTGGATTATTTACGTTTTGAAATTCAATAGTACCTAATCCATTCCATTCACCTAGTTCTTTAAATCTTGGATGCTTATCGTTTAATACAATACTTTTAACACGAACCGCTGTAATTAACTGTTGAAGATTAGCTATAGCATAGTATGCATTTCCTTGATCTTGATTATTTAAAGAATCATTAAATGATGAAAATCCATATTTAATAGACATATTTATTTATTTTCGTTTTGTATCTTATTAATTTCAGCGAGTAATTGAGCTTTTTCATCATCAGATATGCCTAAACCACTATCATCACTTGATGAATTACTTAAAGCACGCTGTATAATGGTAGCCATTTTAATAAGTTGTTCATCGTTTTTAACACTTATCTCTAAATATTCTTTAATAAGGGGAACTATTAATGTAGCATCACCTATATCACTTATCAGTGGTTTAAGTTCAGCTATTAATGCAGATATTTGTCTTTCTTTTTTCTTTTGATTATCGTATATTTCTTCTAATATACTACTAAAAGTTTTTTTACCGAATACTATATTTTCTAAAGCAGTCATAATATTTATTTTATTATAAATATAGCGTTTAAAAATTTGTATATCCGTTTTCTAAATAAAAAATATATTTTTCTTTGAATATATTATGTAATTTCTCACCCACTTGAGTAATTTTAGGTGTTTTCACATCTACCATTTCTCGGATATAAATGTAAAGCGCTTTTTTATTAAACACATCTAGATTTTCTCTTTTACGAAATAATTCTAAAATCGCATCTGCTACTTTAGCATCTGTTTCTTTAGGAAATATTTCAAATATATTTATAGTACAAAAATCTATATATTTATCCATAAATTTTGATAGTTGTGATTTATGATCAATAGCTTCTCCTGTATCTGATTCAACATCATCTAGTTGATATGAATATTTTTCATCTTCTTCTATTATTGATAAAGTAGTAGATTTGAATTGTACTTTATTAGCCCCCTGGGATGCTAATATGAGATAACGTTTAGCTATAGTGCCGAAGTATGAGTAAGCTTTAGCTCCTTTACTAGAGTCAAATAGATGTATCTTTTTATGTAAGAATTGAATTACTTCACTTTGAATATTAATAATAGTACCATTCTCAGATATATTATTTTCACCAGTATTAAATATCTTATATGTATTAATTATATATTCAGTTAGTTTAAAAAAAGCCGGGTATATTTCTTTTCGAAATATTTCATCGCGTTTTTTATCATCAACACTGTTATTATATTTAATGATGGCATTTTCTGTATCTTGAGTAAAATATATATTAGATTGCCCTTTTTTTTTTCTTTTAGTTTTTACTTCCATATTTATAAATTCTTAATATTAAATGTATTTAATACTTCTTGGATAGCTTGAAGTTGCTGGAAGAAAAATCCAATTTCATCATCACTCTTAAATGTTCCTCTAGCATCTATTTCTTTAAGTTTAGCGTCTGAGAAATCAATGATTTTTGATATTTTATTTAAATAGGCCATATAACCCATTAATATATCTTCTTGCTTTTCATTTTTTAATAATAAATTTCTAATAACATATAATGCTATTATTAATAATATTATTAATACTGTAATAATTATTATTGTCATATATTAGCTAATAGATTTTTTAGTCCTTCTGATTTAAGATTACTTAATGCTTTTTGTTTAACTACATTAGGTGTTGATTTAGTTTTCTTATTATTATCTAATGTAAAATTATTTTTTGGTTCTTCCAAATTTGTTTCATTAAGTTTTGGTAACCATTCTTTTTCAAATTCAATTCGAGCAGCCATTAAATCAGCCTGATGTATTATATAGGGTAAAGAAGTACGAGGTTTTTGTTCAGGCATATAGTTCTGGAAGTATTTTTTGTTTGCTTCATCATATAGGCCATCGTGTGTTTGGATTGCTATCATTTCATTAAATGTATAAGGTATCCCATGAGATTGAAGTAAAAATAAACTACGATCAGGTACAGCGGCAAATGGTAAAGCATCATTGAATGTATAATCTTCACCTAGTTTATCACGTCTCCATTGATCAGTCTGAGGTATATAAGATTCATGGTTTTCGTTTCCTAATTTACCTAAGTCATGATTTAATGCTGAGAATATTAATTCTTCAAAAGTATAAGTAGTAGTGTCAACTCCCATTTCATCCCATACTTTATTTATACGGATAGCACATTCTAGTACTCTTATAATATGATCTACATATCCTCCTGGGAATGCATTATGGTATTCTTTCTTATGAGATGCAGGCATCATCATTAATCGTTCTTGATATTTTTTATAGAACACGATTAAATTTTCTTTACGAGGTGATGATATAAATTGATCTATCATCATCATTAATTTCTCCCAGTTCTCTTGGATTTGCTCAGCTGTAAGTTTCATAACTATTATTTAATTTTAGATTGATGTATTAATTTCATTACCTGTTCGAGGTTCATGTTCTATATATCCCTTAATTTCACTTACAAGTTCTTTCATATCGTTATGGATTTGGACATATTCATCCATAGTGCCTTGTTTTCTTAAAACAAACTGTTGTTTAGTTAGATTAGATTCTAACTTTTCTAATTTACGTCGTATTATTTCTCTATTTAACATATATATAGTTTTTAATATATTACCCCCCCACCTCATCATCTGCTCCATCACCCATTTCATCACTTGCTCATTCTCTATTCCCTTAAACCCGTAATTAAAATATAATAAACATATTTCACGTAGCCAAATCTTTTTCAAGAAATGTTTGAATTTTTTTTAAAAACGCACATTTCTCATATTCTTCATGTGTTGAAAAATAATCTATTGTTAAAGATATTGCTGATGATAAATTACATTTATCTCGAGATATGATTACTTTCTGATGTTCAGGGTTATTTAAATCTATATTCTTTATAAACATATAAGCCCTAGCAAATACAACAGCATCTCCTGATTCGTTTAATTCTTCAATACTATATTCAGAATCGTTAGTGGAAAAAAATTTAACTATTTTAGTTTTGAACACTGCATTATTCTTGACGATTTTTTCAAACATACCAACCCAAAATAAGGGATGCTCATACAGGTTGGCTATAATTACGTCTTCGTCTTTAATTTGGGTATTTTGGTTGAATAAGTCGAAAATTTTATTAATATCCATGTATATAAATATATGTTAAAAAACCCCACTGTTGAAGCAGTGGGGTGAGATTTATAAGACACGCTTTATGCGAAAAATTATTTATTTTATAAGACTATCAGCTGCATAACACATATATGGTGTTTCCGTGTCATGTTTATGTCTGAAGTTATAGCCAAATGAAGTAACATACCCTATAGCACTTGCCAGTACAGTATTACTTTTATATTTCTTATCATTATTGATATCTACATCAATATATTTTGCTCTAACTCCTGTTCCTTCTCTTATTTGCTCAGCTAATTCAACTGAATGTTGTACTTCTTTAAATAAGCGAGTAAAATTATCACGTTCACGAGGAATATTAAATTTAGTAAATAAAACATGAGCACCTTTTCCAGGAGTATAAAGTCCAATAACAATAGCGTATAACGTATCATGTTTTTGGTTTTGAGAATCACAACCAATTAAGATAACAGTATCCGGTTTATTAGTTATATATTCTTTAACATATGGAATTAAATCAACCTTTTCTTTTGTTATTAATGTTTTATATTCCATGATATTTTATTTTATTCTTGAAGTTTTCGAATTTCGTCTGTATCCCAATTTGCCGTATGTGGTATTTGAACTCTAACACACGTTTGGGGTAATTTACTATTCTTAAGATAATTATTTACATATCCCATTATATTGGCGGAGCCTATTGGATTTGCGCTATGTACAAAAATTTGAGGTAGTGGTATTTTAGAACATATAGTTTCTGTAATTAACCATTTAGCACAATCTAACCCGGTTTTTTCTTTTACATTATTGTAATTGAATACTCCATTGGGGGCAACATTTTTAAAATATTCCCTCATAGCTTCTGGGCCTAAATCATGATCTAATGATATAGTTTCAATGTTTTCAAGTCCAATTTCTTCTATTTTAGATACGAACTCATCATAATTTCTAACTACAACCCATTCAAGATGTTCAACAATTGGTGTCCTCACATCATCTAAATAAATCCACTTCTTTTCCATATTTGTGTTTTGTTTGTGTGTCATCATCATCAGGTGAACCCTTATAGAATAACCAAATCAATAATGATGAAGTTATTAATGCTATAATAGCAATCCAAATAATAATATCCATTTTAGATAAATATTTAAAAATATATACTAAGATTACTGGAGTGAGTTTGCATTTATTTACTCTTGTTGTTTTATTTTTAAGAGTTACCTAATGCGAGGTTTTTCTGATAGTTAAATATATATTATTATATTTTTAATTTACGAAGTACCTCAAATCCTTACTATAGTATAATATTTTATAGTTTTATAAAAAACCGGGTGTAAAAACACCCAGTCTATAATTCCAATTCAAGTTTTTAGATTTCAATTGCTTCGATTAAAATATTCTCAATTTTGTTAAAATCCCAATATGGAATTCTTATTAAGGTAATATTGTTTTTTAGACAAAACAAATTTTTAATTTGATCTCTTTTTTTAACTTTCAATAAACCTTCTTTTCCTCCTGTTCTATCATATTCATTATAATGATATTCTCCATCATATTCAATACACATATTGTGTTTAGGAAGATAAAAATCAAATGAATATTTTATTAAATTTGTAAATTTATATTGACAAACATGATTAATTTTATTAGTTAATAACCAATTTAATATTTTACTCTCTCCCTTACTTAACCTACATTTAGGACAACCTTGTCCTTGCATATGACTATTAGGAGATTGTTTAAATTCACCATGTTTACGACATATTATAGTTGTTTTTGTTTTTGCATCTTTAATAATACTTTTACTATAATTATATATATTGTTATGTATTATATTACTGGTTTCTATAAAGTATTTATAATCTATTTTACCTATTCTAGTATTATTACATTTAGAACATATAAATCCTTTTAAAAAAAGATCCGCTTTTTTATAAATATCACCATGTTTAGAGCATATACATTTAATTATACTTTTAGTATTAGAATATGTATCTTTTATCTCAAATTTATAATTAAGATATGTAGAATTAAGAATATTTAATAATTCACACTCAGAATATTTTTTATAACTCCCGTGATTTTTATTAGCACATTGGGGACATCCTATTCCTCTCCAATGATCCATTGGTTTTTGATTGAATGTATGGCCCTTAGAACATTTTATAGTTACTTTATAATGTGAACCAATATATTTAACTAATGAATAATCAAATTTATCTCCATGAGCTTTAACAGCTTTATTAATAAAATATTCATTTGTAGGTTTTATCTTTCCCATTTTATATCTTTTTACCACCAATAAATATATGAAGTGGTAAAAAGAATATAAATTTTATATTTCTATTTTATTAATTTCTTCAATTATAATCAGAGGGTTTATCTCTACCTTAGAAACCAATTCATAAATATCAGCTGAGTAACCGAATAATGAATAAACTTTATTTCCTGGTTTAAACATTGTTGTACCATAACTAGCTATATCAATTGAATATACATGAAGATTTTTATGATTAGCTCTTTCAAGCATGTCGCGACCTTGCATATCACTAATAACAAATACACGATCATATTTATTATCTAGTTTAGTCATAATACTTTGAAACGCTGTACCATAACCAACTGATCCTTGTTTATTTAGGAACTGATTTTTAAGTGTGTTAACTGTATCAAGTGGGTTAAACTTAATTTCATCACAACGATCAGCAAAATGATAAACATCAGCACCAATACCCTTAGCTAATGTAGCTGCGATTAATGCGGCTTTAGCAATAGCGGCTTCTGAACCATGTTTTTTATTTACAAGCTGAATTGGTGTACTCATTGAACCTGAACTATCAAATACAACTGCTGTGCGTCCTGCTGGGAATAATTCAGTTAGATTTGGGATTGCGATTTCATAAGCATCATTTAGTGCTTTAATAAAAGGCATTGCTTTACTAGCTCCAAATTCATCTAACATTATTTCTAATGCTAAGTCAATTTGGTGAGGAAACACTAAAGACTGTTTAATCATCTTAGTATCAGTTAATAAACTACAAGCATCTTTTACAAGTTGTGTATTATTACTTGTTTTTAGAATATTACGCAAATTACGTAATAGAGCTAAATAACCAATTTTACGTGATTGAATTAATTCAGTATAGTTATCTTCTTTAGCTTGTGCTAATTCAACAGCAGCTTCAGCTTTAGTAATTTTACCTGATTTTACTTTAGCAGCTACTTCCTGGCCCGCAGTTGTATTTTTATCTTCTACAGTATTAAACTGTTTAAGTTCACCTTTCATCAATTTAGCAAATACCGGAGCCATTTGTTTTGATGGTTTTGGGTGTACTAAATTAACAATATCAACTAAAGATAAATCACGATTTTTGGCCTGATACTTAGCTAATTCATACTCATCAGCAGATTCTAACGCTGCTTTAAAACCCTTTTTAATAGCGTTTGAAAACGGTTTACCTGCGTTTCTTGCCTGATAACAGGCTGCTATTTCAAGCATATCGTCTAAACGAAAGATGATACCGCCTTTATTTAGTTTACGATCACGCTTTGAGAAGAAACGAGAACCAAGTGAATCACCACCTAATACTTTAGCTAACTCTACAGCGCCAAAGTGCGTTACTGTTCTTTGTCCCATTGTAGTACGCGCATAAATCAATGCTTTTGCGGCAAATACTTTATCTTTCTTCGCTACTTCTGTTAGTACGTCTGATAAACGTTGTTCACGTTCGCCTACTTTTTCGTAATACTTATTATCTAATCCTGTAGATAATATTGAAATTAATTCTGTTTTTGGGTCATATTTATACCCTTTTCCACCTTGATGATTTGTTACTGGCGTAACAGTAGGTGTTGCTTTTTGATTGAAACGTGCCATTTTACTACTAAATTTTAATTGTTAGAGAATTTATTGACTTTTTAATTGTGTCGTAAATATAAGACTAAGTTTTTGCTTAGCCAAACTTACTTTTAGTGCTCCAGGAGGGACTCGAACCCTCACGTCTTTCGACACTACATCCTAAGTGTAGCGTGGCTGCCATTACACCACCGGAGCAATTTGCTTTGCATTAATTAAAGGATAAGTGACTCCAAACGAATTCGAATCGCTATTCTGATGGTAGAAGCATCATGTGTTATCCATTACACTATAGAGTCATATTTTTATTTACACCATCTAGTAAACTCATAACCACATTTAATTAGTACTATTAAAGAAGTTAGGTGTTTTTAGGTAATATATATGGTGTTCTTTTAGATTCGTTTATTACATATGTTATTTTCTGTTTGTTTCATAAATTTTATTTTATTGAGCCGAGAGTGAGATTCGAACTCACGTGAGATTTTCTCTACCGGTTTACAAAACCGGTGCAATCGACCACTATGCGATCTCGGCAATTGCAACTTTTTCATGTCAGTAGGTAAGTTACCAACCTATCTAGCTTACGATCTAGCTCAATAGTGTGCATCGTTGAGAGGCTATGAGGATCTACGATTCCGTGGCCTGCGGACTCCTTGTTGCGTATACAAGTGTCGAACTTGTTTGAAACTGGATATGAATCAGTTTTGGTTGCCGAACCATACGCATTAAAAAAACAACTGTGGAGTACCCGTTTCGCTCCACTATTAACAGCTTTATTTAAGTTTTACGATGCATCAGCTGAGGGTTATATTGCTTTTATCTTAAAATGTTAGTCGACAACTATTATAAGAGTCAATCGTTGTTTTAGTAGCGGGAGGAGCGATCGAATCTCCAAGGTAAAAGCGTTATGAGCGCCACCAGCAACCATTGCTTCCCGCGATATAATTTTATTATGTGCTTCTGGTCGGAGTCGAACCGACACGGACCCTTCGGTCCAAGGAATTTTAAGTCCCTCGCGTACTACCTATTTCGCCACAGAAGCATTTTAATCGAGAAATTTAGAAGTCTGTATTTGTGTTTTACAATTTATAAGATTGTTGTCTTTACCATTTGACTAATTTCCCGAATGGAAAATATTGGACTCGAACCAATATACGATGAAAGACTTTCTATTACTACGATTAATAATTTTTACTGAGAAAGTTTAAGTGAGTTGTTTTTCATTTATGAGCTAAAAAATCAGACGAAGTAACTCAACTTATTACTACAGTAATTGTGGGGGAGTTTGGAGTTGAACCAAATACTTAGATTTTCAAATTCTACGTTTTACCGATGTAACTGTTAGTTTGACTATCATTGCTGAAGAATATTTTAAACAGTGTTGTTTTTAAACTTCTCCCCCATGTTATATTTTTATGCTGTATAGTAACCTGTAAAACTAGGTTCTAAATAGCGTCCTAAACTTTTTACTTCAGAATCTATAATAGTACCTCCTTTTGTGTAACCTTGCCACATATATGATGGCTGTATTGCGCGAAGTGTTTTACGTACTTTTTTTCCGTTTACTTCTACATCCTTAAAAAATACTATTTTTTTCATTTTATTTTTATTTTTATAACGTAAATATAAATTTAAATTTTTAAAAAACCAAACTTATTTTTAAAAATCTTTAAAACTATCAATATCTACTATTTCATAATTACCCATGAGATCTGAATCTAGGGTTTTTATAAATCTTAAAAGAATATATAATTCTGTTACATCTGAGTAACTTATTTTATTACTTACTGGTGATGTAAACGTAAACCCATTTCCATTATCTATAGCACACAATATTATTTCTCCGGGATGTGTCCATATATTATTATGTGAATGATAAAGCGCATAATGAATATCACCATCTGTATTGGTTTCTACTTTTAAATCATATTCATGACTTTTTGATTCTTTATCAAAGATTTTATAATGTTTCATACATTATTTTTGGTGGATGTAAAAGGGATTGAACCTATGACCTTCACATTATGAGTGTGCTGCTACTACCTCTGAGCTATACATCCTTATTTTAGCGGTCTATCACGGTTACGATCCGAGCACTCCTCATAGACAGTGAGATATGATACCAATTCACTAATAGACCTTATTGTATTCCTGACGGGTAACGATCCCGTTCCTTTGCCTTGAAAGGGCAACGACTCAACCATTTTGTCCTCAGGAACATAAAAAATGATAAAAGAACACTGGTAGCGTTTCAGGCGGAATTGAACCGCGATTTTTAAAATCCAAATTTAAATGTGCACCTTGCACGACGAAGTAACGCTGATCCTTACTATTTATCAAATGTTTTTAGGGGAATATTTAAGAAAGTTTGTTTGGAGCATGAAACGGGAATTGAACCCGCGGCTTTTTCTGGAAATGAAAATGTTCAACCATTGAACTATTCTTGCGAAGTAACTTTCTAATTAACCACCTAAATATTTTTCAAAGAACTTATTTTTCTTTTTTTCTTATACCTAAATATAAGTTGAAAATTTAGTTTAGCCAAACTTTCTTTAAAATGCTTTTTGTTGTGGAGATGTTCGGAATCGAACCGAAGTCTTAACAACTAACCCAATAGACTCATTCACAAGCTTAGTTATGTTTTCTAACTATAACAAAATAACCAATTTATATCGCTACTTAAAATGGTAAATCGTAGATATGTTGTTTAGTTAGTACAACATATAAAACCAAATACGGCATTTCTGTTTCTAGGATATCATGCGACCCCACTGGACTAAGCCGCCATTGCGAACTCACCATCAGCGAACGCCATAGCGTCCTCGAAAGTCCAAGTAGATAATTCTACGTTTGCATTTATTGTTTATATAGGTTATTTAAGTGTTTCCAATACTAACACTGCTTGTATCATCTCAAAGAACTATGTTGTCAATCTACACCTTTTCATCCCCTAATCTTATAACGTAAATATATGATTAAAGTTTAGGTTAGCCAAACTTTTTTTTATTGTGGGATAAGAAGTACTCGAAACTTCGAGGTTCGCATTTACAGTGCGTCCTGATTACCCTGATCTTTATCCCGGTTTATTGCGATTAGGGTGGGATTCGAACCCACGGTGGATAATTAATCACCAGGTTAACAGCCTGGACCATTCGACCTCTATGGTAACCTAATCAATTCAATGTTATTAAACCAGCATGTATTTCTCTATGACAATTAGCACATAATAATGCACATTTATCTGCTTCTTTTTTCATTTTATCAAACGAAAATGAATTAGACGAAATATCAAAATCTTTTTGAGAAGCATCTATATGATGGAAATCTAAAGCTTGTTCACATTTATTATATCCACATATTTGACATTTTCCTCCTTTATATTCAACTAGTTTTTTCTTTTTATCTTTCTTCCAATTTATTACATTCTTACTTTTAGCTTTTTTCTTAGAAACATCATCATATTTTATTTTTTTAATATATATTCCCTCTTTAATTAGAATATCTCTAATAGAAGCTTTTGAAAAATTAGAATAAATAATATTTACTTGTTTTAATGATAATCCTTGTTTATATTGATTTATTATATTTTCTTTATCTATCTCTTTTATTTTATTAGTTAAATTATATTCTCCATTAGGATCAAATCTTTTACACCACTCATATACCGTAGCTTTTCCTAACTTTAGAATAATACTTATTTCTAATACACCTTTACCTTGTTTTCTTAATTCAAATATTTGTTGTTTTGTTATTTCCGAAATCATAAAATATAATATTAATGTTTTACATTAATAAATATACGGAATTTCGGAAAACACACCAATTGAGCTACAGGTCCAATTTTGTGTGGAAATAATAGGACTTGAACCTATAACCTTCGCAGTATCAGTGCGATGCTCTAACGCTATTGAGCTATATTTCCAATTTGTGCGGAAGATGAGAGGATCGAACTCTCGCGGCTTTTACACCACCCTGTTTAGCAAACAGGTACGACAAACCAACATTCGTCTATCTTCCGATTAAAGACTATCTAACACTTGTACTTCATGTTAGAAGAAACAATATTATCGTCCCTTTGAAGGTTGTACCCAACTGGTTTACGAATGTCTACCATCTCTGATTATTTCTTTTCATCTTAGTGTGACAGCGGGTATCGATCCCTGGCTAAGAGTTCCACAAACTCTCGTGCTACCATTACACTACAGTCACCATGTTAAGCGGAAGAGACAGGACTCGAACCTGCACACCGAGTAAACGATACCGGTTTTCAAGACCGGGGCGATACCAATTACGCTTTACCCTTCCAAAATAAACACTACCTGGCGGACGTCATCTTTAACCTTTTGGGATCCTAACTTTTCAGTCTTTAAAGGCTTGTGTTTATATGTAGTCGCTAATGGGCTCGAACCATTACTACTTCTGCCAAAAAGAAGTGTGTTAACCATTACACTAAACGACTAAATCAAGGCATTTCACCTCGCAGGTAATACTTATTTTCATTAAGTCGGTATTCACTGAAACGACCATGAGCAGATACTCGGAATCGAACCAAGGCCTTCTACTTGGAAGGAAGAAGTACTACCACTATACGATATCTGCATTTGGAGAGAATTTCAGTTAGCATCACGTAACTGTCTCATTGCTGCCGTATGATTTACATCACCTCGTAACAGTCTCTCCCACAACATCAACGAGTTCAGTAGTCGCTACCAGACTCGAACTGATAACTTTCACCATGTAAAGATGAATTTCTCCCATTGAATTAAGCGACTATAAAATGTGGACCAGAAGAGAATCGAACCCTTCACAAACTGCTTGCAAGGCAATTTCGCCAAGCCTTGGAACATGCCAGCCCATTATGTCTAGATTACAGGTGTCGATCCTGTCTGGTCTTGCTCCCAAAGCAAGTGCCTCACCAACTCGGCCAAATCTAGATTTGTTAATTAATTCCAATATGTCAAAGATCTTTTTATCTTTTTTTCTTATACCTAAATATAAG